TATCATCGTTGCTCCACCTAAGACTGGTAAGTCAACTCTTGCCCTACAGATTGCTCAGAACATTCACCTTAAGGGCAGTACTCCGATGTTCCAATCATTTGAGATGACTAACCAAGAACAGCTTTCTCGTTATGTTGCGATGCGTGCTCGCGTTTCTCACACTCGTTACCAAGTTGGTGGCCTAACAGATGAAGAAGAGTCACGAGTTAAAGCAAAGCTGCAAGCGATCAAGAATATGCGAGAAAAGTTTTGGTTGGTAGGCGCTACAGAGGGCTCAACAGTATCTAACATCGCCAGCAAGATTCAGATTCACCAACCTGACGTTGTGTTTATTGATGGTATGTATTTGATGGTTGATGAGAACGGTGAGAAGCCAGGGAGCCCACAAGCTCTTACCAACATCACTCGATCGCTTAAACGCTTGGCACAGCGCGTTAATAAGCCGATTGTTATATCTACGCAGGTTCTTGAGAACAAGATGCGTAATGGTCAAGTAACCACTGACGCTATTGGTTACTCATCATCCTTCCACCAAGATGCGGATGTTATCTTTGGTCTACAAAAGGAAGATGAAAACGTAGATGACACTCGTCTATTAAAGGTTATTGCCTCTCGTAACTCTGGGCCAGCAGAAGTCTCGATGTTGTGGGACTGGAACTCTGGACAGTTTAGGGAGATTGACGAGACTGACCTATGACCGTAGAAGAGATGGAGACTATCCTTGATCGTTTAGGGATTGAGATTATCTCTGTTACAGGGGATGAAATTAAAGGTCACTGCCCAGCCCACCTTGAGCGTAAGGGTAAAGTAGACAGTAACCCTTCATGGTCAATCAATGCTGATACTGGTGCGCATAACTGTTTCTCTTGTCACTTTAGAGGAAACGTTCATACTCTCGTTGCTTATGTAAACGGCGTTCCTTTAGATACTGCAACCAATTGGCTCAATAATGGCGAACGCAACCTTAGTAGGGCCTTTGAGCGCCTCATTAACCCACCACAGCCTGTTCAAGATTATGTGCAACCTATTACCGAATCGATGCTGAGCGCCTTTGTAACGCCTCCTGAGTACGCTTTAAAGTCACGTGGGATAACCGCTAATGGTGCCGCTTACTACAACATCTTATGGAATCCGAATAACGAAAGCTGGATCTTGCCGTTGCGTGAACCTAAGTCTGAACAACTTATGGGCTGGCAGGAGAAGTGGTTCCATGAAAGAAGGTTTAATAACTTCCCTCCTAAGATCGCTAAGTCCAGGTGCCTTTTTGGATATGAGCGCCGTGAAGATGAAATGATTGTCGTTGAATCGCCTTTAGATGTGGCTCGCCTTGTTTCTTTGGGAATCTTTGGTGGAGTAGCCGTCTGTGGTTCCGCAGTTTCTCCAGCGCAGATTAACCTCATCCGATCAGCTAAACGCATCATTATTGCTATGGATAACGATAAGGCTGGCATATCATCTTCAATGGAGATTTTGCAAGCCTCTAAAGATATGCGATTTGAGTGCTGGTTCTTTAACTACGATGAGACAGACCAAAAGGATATTGGCGGAATGAGCAAGGCTGAGATACTGTACGGCTTAAATAACGCTCGTCATTCAATACATGGAAAGAAGGCTGTTTTATGATTATCGGTCTGTCAGGGTATGCACGCAGTGGCAAAGATACTGTTGCAGGAATGTTGATTGGTTTACACGGTTACGATAATCGCGCTTTTGCAGATGGTGTACGACAGTTTCTTGTCCACTTAAATCCAATTCTTGAAGATGGTCACAGATTAAATGAAGTAATTAGGGATTATGGTTGGGAGTACACAAAAGGCCGTACAGAGGTTCGTCGGTTACTTCAAGAGCTTGGTCTAGGTGCACGAGATTTTTTTGGTACAACCTGTTGGATAGATCGTGCCATGATTGGTGTTAAGGCTGGAGATAAGATCGTCTTTACTGATGTTCGTTTTCCTAATGAAGCAGAGAAGATTAAGTCTTTAGGTGGAGAAATTTGGCGCATTCAACGTCCTGGAGTTGCTCCTATCAATAACCACCCTTCAGAGTCTTCTATGGACGATTGGCAATTTGATAAGATGATTATTAATAGTGCTGGCATGGAAGGTCTTAAGCAACAGATTGCGGCTAACTTAGCATGACCTTTACAGGCACCCTTTTACCTTACCAACCCGAAGCGGTTAACCGTATGTGCGATCGTCAGAAGATGCTCGTTGCCTACGACCTTGGTTTGGGTAAAACCGTGCTGACTATTGCCGCCATAGAACGCCTCATGGATTCACGTTCCATAAGCGAGCCAGGTTTGGTAATCTGTTTATCCTCACTTAAATACCAGTGGGCTAATCAGATTGAGAAATTTACAGATGGTACTTCACGTGCTCTGGTCATTGATGGAACCAAAGCTAAAAGAGAAGAGCAATACGCAATTGCCAACGACTGGAAAAACTCCAGAGTCGACTACATCATTCTTAACTATGAGCAGGTCGTTAATGACTGGGAATTCGTCAAAGACCTCCCAAGAGGATTTGTAGTATTAGACGAAGCTACGGCTATCAAGTCATTTCGTTCCAAGCGTTCTAAATACACAAAAAGGCTTTCTGGAGCCCCTTATAAGTTTGCCCTTACAGGAACCCCTATTGAGAATGGTAAGCCTGAAGAACTCTTTAGCATTATGCAGTTTGTAGACTCTAAAGTTCTTGGTGACTTTAAGTGGTTTGATCAAACATACATAATTAGAAATAGCTGGGGTGCAGTTACAAGTTACCGCAACCTTGAGATACTGCATCAAAAGATGAAACAAGCTTCAGTTCGTAAAGCGCAAAAAGATCCTGATGTAGCCCCATATCTACCAGAGGCTATTCATAAAGATCCCATCAAAGTCGTCTTTGATCGAAAGTCCTCTAAGCTTTACGAAAAGATTAAGAAGGATTTGCTTTCAGATCTAGAAGAAGCACAAGACCTTTTTGGTGGTTCCTTTAATATTTTGGCGCACTATGGCGTTGAGTCCACTCACGGTGGTCCAGAGGATATGTGGCGTGGAAAGATTATGTCTAAGGTAGGGGCATTAAAGATGCTCTGCTCCCATCCAGATCTTTTACGAACCAGTTCAGAGAAGTACGTTTCTACTGACAATGAAGGTTCACAGTACGTCCACCAGCTAGTAAAAGAGGGGCGTTTAGAGGGCATTACTACCTCTAATAAACTTAATTATCTTGTGAGTTATGTTCAAGAGTTCTTAGAGCAAGATGAGATTAACAAGGTAGTTATCTTTGCTACTTATGTAGATATGCTAGATAAAATTGCTGAAGCACTTGGCCCAGACCAATGTCGTCTTTATTCAGGTAAGTTAGACGCTAAAACAAAAGAGGAGAACAAAGTTGCCTTTAACAACGATCCTAACATTCGTGTTCTTATTAGTTCTGACGCTGGTGGCTACGGTGTGGATTTGCCGTCAGGGAATCTCCTTATTAACTACGATTTACCATGGTCTTCAGGAGCAGCAACGCAAAGAAACGGGCGCATCATCCGCGCATCATCTAGATTTCAGTCCGCCGTTATACAGGACATACTTATCGGAGGATCAATCGAAGAACGACAATACGAATCCCTCCAACAAAAATCCTCAGTAGCTAACGCCATTATTGATGGTGAAGGGATAGACGAAAAAGGGGGAGTACCTTTAAGCGTAGGCAGTTTAAAGGAATTTTTAACCTTAGCTTCCGTATAACAAGCAAAAAATACTGGGTAATTAACGAACAATAAGTAGTTAATTGCATATCCGACAGATTTTTACGCTTGTTATACGGTATTATTTAAGAATGTCTACACCAGCAAAGACCCCCACACGCACTATTCGCGTGCCTGATGACCTCTGGAAGGCTGTGCAGAAGAAGGCAGCAGCTGAAAAGGTAACAGTTACAAGCATCATTATTGCGGCTCTTGAAGCCTATCTTGACAAGAAGTAACCCTCCCTACTAATCTCTTCCCTAGAACAAAGGGGAATCATGGAACTACAAGACGTAGAAAAACTTGCTCAACAATATATGGCTGTTAAAGCCGAAGCAGACTTTATTACTGAGCGACAAAACGAGCTTAAAGCTCGTCTTAAAGATGCAGTAGAAAAGCTTGGTGAAGTTACCGCTAAAGGTCATAAGTACCTAGAGTTTGGCGACATTAAACTTACAAACCAACGTAAAGAATCAACGCCACTTGATGTAGACGTTGCCACAGAAATTCTAAATAAACACGGCATTTATAAAGAGTGTGTTGAGACTATTGAGCGCTTAGATCAGAACGCTATTTTGGTTGCTTATCAGAAGGACTTACTTACAGCAGAAGAGCTTGAGTTAATGTTCCCTAAAAAAGTATCATATGCGTTTTTGGTGCAGTAATGTCTGACGACCTTATTGATTCCGTAATTGCGGATTTAGACAACTTCTATCCAGGAAGTAAACGCAAGCGT